ACTAACCATACTCCAGTTGCCTTTGCTGTAAAAAGCATTCCATAAATTAGTTTCAATAAGTTCTCTAACCTTAGGATTTTTATTATGTAAACTACAACTAATTTTTGCTCTGCCTATTTTCTTAAGGACCTTTAGTATATCCGGACGCTTGGGTAACAAGAATCCGTTAGTATAAACTTCAATGACTGCATGATCAAATATGCGTCTTGCTTCTTTTAGTATATCGTATATGCGTGGATGTAATAACGGTTCACCACCAATGATAGTAACATGGTCCGGGTCAAGACGTTTGCCCCATGCTTCCATATTACTAACAATGTTATCAAATGATTCTACAAAAGGTAAGTTGTGATCAATGAACCTATCGCAACCTGGACATGCCAGATCACAACTTGTCGTGATCATGTATTCAAGATTTGGTATATGATAACCGCGTTTACTCAAAGTAACTTTCCAATGTGCCTTTACGTTTCGTATCTAAAGTAACACAATGGAAACCACCACTCAATGTACGTGCTTGACGCATTGGTAATGCTATTGATTCAATTCCCCATTTATCTAATTCTTTACGCAATGGTTCTTGATTCTCGTCACAAATTACAAGTTTCTCATTAACACTCATAAAGTTCAGACCAATATACTTACTGCATGGCGAAACGTTGTTCGGCAAGTTAGTACCAATATCATGTACCTTATCACCTGGGAAGAAAATCTTATCCCAGTCTTTAAAGATAGGTGGGTACCAGTCTTTGTTAATTCTATCTCCGTTAAACAACACAAGTCCAGGACGTAAAGGAATTACAGTACTGTCAAAATGTGAATAACTATAAAACTTTTCAGCAAGATGAATTTTATATCCTAATGGTTCTAATATAGTTTTTAACCATTGTCCACCAAGCAATGTACCTGAGTTACTAACTTGATATAATAAGTCTTTACCAAGACGCACAACATTAGGTGCATCAAATACAATCTCATTATTTTTAAGAGTAGGAATACTTAGGTCTTCAAGTTGATAAATGTCATCAAGTAGTTTTGGACGAGGCGCACTAATCCATTGTGAACCGCCAGCCATTGCTTCGTATAAAAATTCTCTGTATGCTGTAGTTTCGTATTGTCTTGCTCTCATTGCACCCGGACAATCAATAATAACATTGTTAAGTGGCAATAATAAATCTCGTGGACAGTATGTGTACCAGCCTGTAGTTTTCCAATCTGGAGATCCAAATTCTACGCTGTGATCAATTGACTCAGGTCGTCTAACTTTAACTCCAAGGTTAGTTAAAAGTTTAGCAAGACCGTCAAGATCTTCATTTGCTTCGTCAATTACCCACTTAGGACTTGGTCCTTCTAAGTCTTTGATGTGTTCGTATTTGCAATCTGCAAAGCCAAAACTATGTGTTGATTTATCTACTGTTGGTATTCTTGCGTGGTCTGCAATACCTACAAAACATTCTTCTAATGGATCCCAGTCGTTGTGACTGCTTACTACTGTCATATTAATCTCCTTGGTTAGTAGTCATATTTAAATGCCTAACCTAAGATTTAGTGCCAGAAGTGGTTTGGTTTATCCGCCTGCGAAAACGTTAGGACTGCCAGCCGCTACACTTGTGCAACCTGATATAGCATCGCCGATTCTGCCTGTGCCTACGCTATTTGTGAATACTGTTGTTGATCCTACTGCTATTGGTGCAGAGTGTGATGGACAAGGTACACCCGGAAGTAAGTGCCCTGTGTTGTCGTCGCCCTGTCTTGAAACAGGAATGTTGTTAGCAAATACATTACCAGAGCCTACTGCCCGTGTCATTCCGCTACAGTGAGCAACGTCCGCATCACCTATTCTTGTTACTGCTGGCATATGATTTCTCCCTCTTTATTAATTCTTGTAACTTTGTGTTCCAAGATTCTATTTCCTTATGTTGTTCATCAGAGTGTGGTGGCTCTGGAACTTCTGGTGCAAACTTAATTATATGATCAAACTCGTTTGGTATAGAATCAAACTCTGTGTATGTTTCTAATTTACCGTCTGTCTTAATTACAAATTCATTTGCCATTAACTATGTCACCAATTAATTCGCTAATACAAACTCTGTTTAACTGACTGCCTCTGTTGTAATCTTTCCACTTATCGTCTCCGATTCCAAACATAATACAGTCTGTTGGTAACAAGTTTTTATCTTCAATTGCTTGGTTGTAAGCACTTGTATATTGTTGCCAATTCCAATCAACTGAAAACTTTTGTATCAGGCTATATGCAATACTTATGTCAATTCTGTTATTCATTTCTACTGAGTTAAACACATCAATACCGTCATCAGTGTCTATACGTTCGCAACGTACTCCTACACGTAAAAACTCAGCACCATAAAATGCTTTACTAATACTAAACGTAATAGTTTGTACACATTTCCATTGTGCTAAATCTACGTTAATATTTTTTGTACAAGGGTAATATGCAAAGTCAAGTAGCACAGGAATTTCTAAAGTATTACATTGGTCTAAGTAGTACTCCATGTCAACATGCTGTTTACCATGGTCGCTAAAAGGTACACTTATGATTAATACGTCATCATGATCAAGTGGTTCGTCTTCAATGTATTCCCAATCACAACCATGTTTCAAACATGCACTGTGATACATAAATTCGCCTCTGAAAAATCTAAAGCGTCTTGTTTTGTGTCTAAAATAAAAGTGATCAAATGCTTGTACAGTTCCACAAACTAACTTTTGACTTGGAAATAAATCAAGACCTGATAATGTATTGTTACCACTTGCACTAATCCAATCCATAAATGCTTTAGTAAATGTTGATGGTAATTCTTCATTATATAAATCACTTACAGGGTTAAGTCCTGTAATAAACTTCTTAATTGCATTATCTGTTACAGGTTTAGCGCCTCTTAAATTCATTCTTTACTCCAGTTACTTGCATTGTGTACTTAGGCGACATTCCACTATTAGAACTTAGATGTGGTTCATTTTTTTCGATAATAACAGCATCTCCACGTTTCCAATTTGTAATAGGAGTCTTGTTTATTTCAAAGTAATGTCCACTTTGCCAATCCTCAAGGAATATATTAACACGGATACACCCATCAGGGTGAACATTGTTATGCTTGGCAAACATGTAAAATGTATCAACATGTTCTGGTAAAACTTGTCCTGGTGCTTGTTGCATTAATGCTATTGTGCATCTATCAAACAACGTCTTACTAAAGTTTATAAAATTATAAGTTTCAGGAAATGCTTGTTTGTATTTTGTATTCTCTGCTGTGTAACCTGCAAGATGATATTTTTTATTTTGTGATTCAAAAGCAGTTGCTCTACCTTCATCAGTTACATTGTCTTTGTTTTCCCAAAGAACATTCTTATATGGTAGGTCGGGTATGTCTAATCTTATTTGGTCCATGGCTTATCGTAAGGTACCTTTTCTTTATCATCAAACCAGTACAGGCTTCTGTGTGGTGGGTGTTTATCATCATGTTTAGCATTACTAACATAATAAAACAAACGTAATGCTTTTCTACTTGTATTTTTTGGATTTGTCATTGGATTTGGATATCCGTGAAATGCAAAGTTATCATAACTCCATATAACAGCATTACCATTACCAACAGGAACTTTACTGTGTACAGTTTGTCTTTCTCTATCATAGAACTGTAACTGTCCGCCCCATTCTTCTTTCCAATCATCATTAAGATATATTACTAAACTTAACATACGATGCAATCGTATTTGCTCGTTCCAATTGAAATCACAGTGTACTTTTAAACTATCACCTGTTAGTGACTTTACATATCCTGCACCAATTAAGTGAGGATCAGGTATGAGGTCAACAGTATCAGTAACTTCTTGTAACCATTTAATAAATGTAGAACTGTGTAGTGCATCAATAACTGCATCTTGTACAGGCGTTTTTGTAACGTCATTATACTCGTACATACACGAACCTGCTCGTGTAAAATGTTTACAATCTTCAAGTGGAACATTGTCTAACTCTTTAGCCATTGCACTAACAATATGCTTAGGAACAAAATCCTCAAGTGTTAGTAAACTATAACTTGGATGACTACGATATGTCTTTTGTAATTCGTATGGGTCAGTGAAGTTTTCTATAATATGTTTAACAAGTTGTTGTTTCATTTTTTAACTAATTCAAAACCTTTTCTGTCTATTCCTAATTCTGCAATATAGATATCAACGTACTTGTTAATTACTTCATTAATTCTTTCTTCAGTTGCGATGTCTTTTTTAATCATAAACCCTGTCCACGAAGTTGCAGTTTTTAGCAAATACTCGTCATGTGTTTCGTACAACTTGGGTTCAAGTTTGTCATAACCATATTCTTCAGGTTTTTCTGCATCATGAAATATCATAACATCAGTTACACCTGTTAAACAATCAACTGTTGATTTTCTACAAGAAGCAAAGCCGTCTGTAAAAATTAAACTTGACTTGTATGGCATTATTTCTATTTCAGTTGCAAGTGATTGATAGTAATTGTCAATAGCACTTTTCTGTGATTCGTTAAGTTGGCTTGGTAAAATTTTAATGCTTTCAATACCAAGTGGAGCAATATCGTGATGTCTAAATTCACTCTTGCTTGTAATACCGTCTGCATTTTCTTTCTTAACTAAGTCTAACCAACCTTGTTCGCTTTCAACATGAATAATCTTTTGTGCAGGAAATTTAACAAATAAAGGTGTTGAATAACGTCCTACTCCTAATTCAAGTATTAGTTCGGGGTTAATTAATTCAACCATTGCTCTAACTACTGGTTGATGTGTACTCCATCTATAATGGAAGTTTTTTCCGAATTTCTTTGCACTTTTAATTCTCATTGTTTCTCTCTACAGTATACACTTCTTTTACATTTGCAAAACTTTTGATCGAAGGTGTAATCAAAGGCTTTGATTTATTATTCTTCTTTACTTCTTTACGTGTTTGCCCAATTAACTCCATACTTGGCGTTACAAAAAACACTACATCAACATCTGGATAATATTCCAAACCTCTGTAATCAAAAAGCACAAACTTGTCAATATTATTTAAGTCCGCTACATCAATTCTTGTGTTTTCTTGGCCCTTAATAGGATCAAGTAGCAAGTCGTCTACAAGAGTAAACTTATGTTCTAACTGTTGTAAATGCTTTCTAATATAAGTTTTTCCTGAAAATGATTTTCCTACTACTGCAATTTTATCATATTTGCTATTAACAATAGCCTGTATAGCATCGTCAATCTTCATCTTTTCTCTTGTACATCTAAAGAAAGGCCTGCTTACAGGTGTGTTACCCATATATTTGATTTCTGTGAAGTCTGTATATTCAACAAGATTTTGCATATACTTGTTGTATGTTTGTTTACCATGCCCTTCAAAATACATAACTTTGTTAGTTTTGCGACATGCTTTGCTTAAAATTCCGTATCTATTTTCAAGTTCAATAGTATCAATAACTGCAAGAAACATAACAACATCAAAGTTGTCTATGCTTGTCCAAAGAAAATTACTGTCTAAATCATCTACAACAAATTGTACATTTTCAATATCTAATTGATCTTTAATTTGATTTGCATTGTTTACTGCATTAGCATCATATTCAATACCCATAACATTTTTTGCACCCCAAGTCGATGCTTGAAAACTCATCTGTCCCATGTTGCACCCTAAGTCAACTACAGTAGCATCTTTGAAATCGTTTGGATCATAGTAAGCAATTCTACTGTTAAGATCACGTTTACCTTTAATACCCAACTGTGGTATTTCATGATAGTCATCAAACCAATTATCTCTTTTTACTAAATTTTTATTTTTTTTGCTCACTCTTTGCTCCTAAATGCTGTGTTAAACTTTCTGAGTTTATGTTTATACCAATAGAGTAGAATGGGTGTAGTCGTGCCACTGGTACATTTGTTGATGATAGTTCTAATAACTTAGACCCAATTTGTTGATCAGCCGCTACAACATAACCGTGTTCAGCAACAAAGTCTAACAATTTTTGTGCGGCTTCTGGTTTAATAATGTAACTCCAAGCACCTCTAAAATAATTACCTACATACTTTAGAGTACGTTTACCTTTTGCATGTATGTTATGATATGGTCCTACTACAATATCTTCTTTCATGCTTTGTTCAACTGCGTTATTGTATGCACCACTGTAAGGATCATACTGATCTAATTTACATACGTGCTTAAATTTTGTAAGTATATCTTCTGGCAATGGTCTAATAAAGTATCCGTCGTGTTCAAGAATAAGATAAGGTGTATTACTTTCAACACATTCTTTCCATAGTCCGTAATGACTTAGAAAGCAACCAAGCACTCCTAAACGTCCTTTTTTAACTTTGCTTATAGATGTAATACCGTACTTTGCACAGGCAATGTTAAAGTCATTGCCGTTGACAGCATTGAACTGTTCTACTTTAATTCCAAACTTGTTTGCTTGTGCAACACACTCAGCGGCCATTTGTACACTGTGAGCGTTGTCCTGTAAACATATAATCTTTGCTTTATAATCCATTTGCTACCTGATAATTAAATGTTACTTCCCATGCAGTTCCATTTTCATATTCTTCTCTACTAAATTGACTGTGTGCAATATGTTCAAGCATAGGTGTTCTATCAAATCCAAACTGTCCTTGCCAATGTTCAACTGCACTTTGTCCTAATACTTCAATTGGTTTGCCTAAACACAATGCTTCAACAACTGCCATACTATGATACGTAATAACCTTTTTAGCCTTATGCATCATTGGTATTATTTCAGCAAACCTGTGTCTACGTTTACCTGTCTTCTCTCTTATTACTAATGGCACATCTAAATTTTGATAATGTGCAATAGTTTGTTCACGCCATTCGTCGTAATCTTGTCCTAAGTATTTAAAGATATTAGTGTTACGTGGCATCACTAATAGGTTGTACTCACCCTTGTCATTCCAATCTTGATAACGATCGTCTAATTCAAGTGTGTGTATTCTACTTTTTTTAATAGGTCCTGGTTTAGTGTTTTGTAGGGAATTATAACTAATACGATAATACATAGGGCGTTTGTAATTCCAATTGCCTATATAACCGTTATCTAAATGGAAGAAATTTAATTCTTTGTTGTTTTGTAATGCATCAAATACCCAATCGCAAAATGGGTGACTAAATGTTAAAATTCTATCTTGTTCGATTTGATCTTTTGATTCAATAATTTTTGTGTCAAAGTTATCAATAAGGTATGGAAATAATTGTCCGCGTAATTCAAGTGATCTTTTTGGAATTTGAAACTTGGGTTTAAATTGTTGCATCTTCCATACCAGCCACTCTTAACTTAACAATATTAGTAATTTGCCATTGCTTCTGGTCTAAGCCTTTAGTAATGCCTAACCATTTGTTACGCATTAATGCAAATTCGTTAATAATCTTTTCCATATCAACTACATCTGCTTCACCGTCAACATACTTTTCACAGTCCCTACTGCTTAATGATCGTTGATAATTTTCAAGATACTTCTTAAAAAATGTGCTACGTAATCTGCGTAGTTCTATATTAAGATATTCTAAAATTGCTTCAAGTTCTTGTAACTGATTGAAACGTTGTTCGACAAGGCCGGGCATCTCTGCCGCGGCCTTCTCAAGACTTCCGAAAATACGGATCTCTTTTTTTGCCTGTAATAACTGATCGTTATAATAATCTAACGCCTCAGGTATTTTACTAATATCTTTTGATATTTGGCTATACCACATGTTTAATCCCAATCGTCATCGTCCGCAGTCAACTCATCATCAATATCAAGATAATAATTAATTGCCGCATCAAGATGATCATCAGTACCTAAAGATTCTTTTAATTGGTCATCACCTACACCATAATCAGCAAGTAAATCAACAAACCTTTCGGCTAATGTTTCTACTTGTTTTTTATCTGTATGCTCTTTAAAAAGATTCCAGGTGTCTACGATTTGTGAACTATCCATACTCATATAATTTATTCCTCTGTGACTGTTTCGGTTGCTTCTGGAATTTCTTCCTCTTCAGTTGTAATTACCTCATCGGATACTTCACTGAACTCCATCATGACTCTGTCAAGTAATGGACCACCTGCTTCCCATGCCTTACGATATTCCTTAACTTCTTCTCCGTGTTTAGAATCGAATCTAAGTCTATTACCGTCTTTCTTTAGCATGTTCTTTTTCTCAAACAAATCAACAAGACCACTATATGGGTTCATACCTGTTTCGTATGGGATTTTAACTTGTACACCTTCGAACGGTTTTGCATAACGAGTTTTCATTACTTTACAACCTGCTCTAATACCACGTACTTCGCTAATTTTATTACCATCTGCGTCTTCTTTCAGTTTCAATTTTTTCATTGCAACTACAATTGAAGATGCATAGATAAAGCCTTGTCCACCTGATATCTTATCATCAGGGTCAAACATATCTTGCGATGCGTATGTGTGGTTAGTACATACAAGTCCTACATTATGCGAACCAATCATGTTAACAGTGTTACGTACAAGTGATGTAAGTGCCTTAGGTTTTCTACCCATGTCACCTTTCATATCACCCTTGTTAAACTGATCAACATCTGTTGGTGTTAGTAACATACCTAAACTGTCAACTACAAACATTACTTTAGGACGTTCTGCATCGTCCATTGCTTTATAGTCAATCATAAACGTACTAATAGTTTTAGCAACGTCATCAATCATACTCATGTTAAGTTTAAGTAGTTTATCTTCGCTGGTATCTACATCAAGTGCTTGTAACCAAGTTTCATCAAGTGCGTTCTCACTGTCAATTAGTACAACAAAGATACCTTGATCTTGTGCCGCCTTTACAATGTTACCTGCACAGATATATGATTTACCTGCTCCTGATTCTCCTGCAAATACAGTTACCTTACCTAATGGAACGCCTTTATGAAAGTCGCCACTAATAAGATAGTTAAGGGCATAGTTTCCTGTACTAATCCAATCCGTAGGGTCATTAAAACCACTACTCATGCCTGTGATCGATTTAGTCAAGTTTTTACGAAACTTGGAAACGTCAAATGCTTTATTAGCCATAGTATCTCCTTATTCAGATTATTGTGAAGGGCCACAAGGACCCCTCACTATAAAGCCGTATTAGTTTTGACGTGAACGGATCATTGCTAAAATGTCTTCCGCACTATTGTCTTTTGCTGGTTCAGCCACTGGTGCCGCCGCAGTTGCTTCTACTACTGGAGCAGTTGCTACTGGTTCAGCCACTGGAGCCGCTACTGGTGCAGTTGGTGCACTCTGACTTACAGCAGTTGCACTTGCACTTGCCGCCTTAGTCGGATCACCTGTTCTTGCCTGCATTCCCGCTGGACGGAAATACTGACCAAACTTTTCTGCATCATATGCTTCACCATCTACAGATGCTTGGAACATTTCTTGCATTACTTTAACCTCAACCTCTGAAGGCTTCTTAGGTAAAAAGTCTGACAAGTTGTACAAGCCATTCTTCTCAACTGCCGCAGTTTCAATATCAGTTAATGGACGATCTCTACGTGCCCAATTTGATGTTGAATAGTCTGCATAACCACCTTTAGAAGTTTTGATAATTCTAAAGTCTACACCTGCTGTGTAATCAGTTGGAAGTTCTTCCATATCTGGATCCATCAACGCACTTTTAATAAGTTGAAAAATCTGTGGACCAATAATAAAACGTCTGATTGGATTTTCAGGAGTACCATCTTCTGTTAGTCCGTTTTCGGTTACAAAGCCTTGGAATACGTATGAACGCTTTTTCCAATACTTACGACCCATATCTTCTAAAGTAGGATCTTTAAACCAACCTCGAACTTCGTTTAAGATTGCACATGACTCGCCGTACATTTCCATACATGGAATTTGTACTTGTACTGGACGTGAGTCTGTTTCGCCTTTGATACCTGCGAAAGGTAGTTTGATCATCAAACGCTCTTTCCAAAAGAAAGTGTTTGTGTCATCCATATCTGGAAGAAAACGTACAGTAGATTGTTCGCCTTCCTTTAAATTCCAAAATGGGTAAATTGCGTTGTCGCCGCCGCTTTTTGAACCACCGCTTGTGCGTGATTCTTGCTCTTTAAGTTTAGCTCTTATTTCTGCTAATGTTGCCATTGTTGCCTCCTATATATGCCTTTGGCTGTTTTAAGTTGTATTGCCTTGATTGTGCAGTACAGTTACTATAATACACAAACTTACTTATAAAGTCAAGTGAAACTTTGTCAAAAAAGTGACTTAGCCGTCCAAACCTGCTAAATGTTTAATTCTTTCCATCTCTGGATCCTGATTAGTAACTAATCCTTTCATGATCAGTGCCGCCGGTGCAAGTGATTGCTCTCCGTACTTTTTCTCACATGATGTAAGAACTGCTGTTTCACCTTTTGGAAAAGCGTTAGTTGTATAATCAAAATGTCCTTTAATGAATTCGTCTAATTCAAGTTCTTTCTTCTCACCTTTTTCTTCTGCGTCCCCGTCTGCTTTGCTAATTGAACCATCAGGTCCAATCTTAACATCCATAGTGTCGTCATCATCAGCGTCACCGCCCATCATGTCGTCCATGTCGCCTTCGGGTTCTTTCTCGGCCATCAGTTCATCTGCTGACCAAAAATCTTCTAATCTAAGTCCTGCCATTGCAATAGCATCTTCGAGTGTGTGTTCTTCACCGTCTGGTGTTTTGAACTTATCACCTTTTTTCATACCAGCCGCTTTTGCTTTTTGTACTGCTTGTGCAAATGCATTGCCTTCAAACTGTACTGACTCGTCTTTAATTAATTCTTTTTGATGCTTTTCAAGTTCTTCGATAGAATCAAACGTACCTGTTTCTTTACCATCTTTGTAAGAAATAAACTTACCGCCTGTGTGTTTTGCCGCAAGTCCGTATTTGTTCATACCCATGTCTGAAACTTCTGAAGTTGGACCTTGCTCATGTTTTGCGTTTGCTACAACATCATTTAAATGATTTTCAAAATCACTGTCCATATTCATGCCTTCATCTTCAACACCATTATATTCGTCAAAGAATTCTGCATCGCCATGCTTTTCAATAAACTCTTCTCTGCTC